AACCCCGAGATTGCCGTTGCTACCTCTACTCTTGATGAAGTAAGCCGGACAATTCAATCAGAAGGTTGGAACTTTAATACTGAGTATGAGTATCCATTTACTCCTGATGGCAATGGGGAAATTGTTATCCCTTCTAATGTTCTTCAGATTGCTGATAACAAGGTTAAATCCACCGCCAAATATCTCACGGTAATCCGCAATGGAAAGCTTTACGATAAGCTTTCTCACTCTTCAGTATTCACTGGCACTGTTTATTGTGATGTGGTTTGGTGTTTTGAGTTTAGTGATCTACCTCAAGCATTTAAGGATTACATTACTACCAGAGCTGCACGTGTCTTTGCAGGCAAAGTAGTTGCTAGTCCTGAACAGATCAAGATCATCGCCCAAGATGAACTTGCCTACCGTTCTAATGCTCTTGCGTATGACACCAAGACATCTGAAGTCAATATCTTTGGGATGAAGAACGGTCAGAATACCTACATCTCATATACACCATTTAATACGATTGCTCGCTAATGGCAACAGTATCTCAAAAGATTCCCAACCTGCTTGGTGGAGTCTCACAACAACCTGATTCTCTTAAGTTGCCTGGCCAGTCTAGGCAATGCACCAATGCCCTTCCTGACCCAACCTACGGGCTTCTAAAGCGTCCTGGGTTGAAGCTTGTATCAAGCTTGACAGGAGCTACCTCTGGTGGTCGGTGGTTCTCAATCTTTAGAGATGCTACTGAGAAATACATTGGCCAATTTGCGGCTGATGGATCTCTCAAGATTTGGGATGCCCTGACAGGAGCTTCTAAAACCGTCAATACTATTTCGACTGCTGCTAAGAACTACATTGCTAATGTCACAGCTGAAGACTTTGAGATGCTTCAGGTCAGTGATTATAACTTTGTTCTAAACCGTTCTAAGGTAGTTCAGACCCTTTCCGACCTTTCAACAGCTCAGGCACCTACGGCTTGGGTCAGCGTGAATCAAGTTGGTTATGGTGTTACCTATGAATTGATTCTAAATGGTACATCATATACATACACAACTCCTACCACCTCATCCGGTTCGCCACCAAGCGTTGGTCTTGTCACCTCTAGCCTTGTATCAGCAGTAGGTTCAGGTACTTTTACCCTGACTGCTATTGGTAATGGTATTTCCGTAAAACGGAATGATGGTGCAGACTTCACGATTGATGCTAAAGGTGGTCTTAGTGGTAATGCTATTGTTGCCTGGAAGGGTTCAGTTAATTCAGTTGCTGATCTTCCCATCTCTTGTCTAAATGGTTTTGTCTTCAAGGTATCTAACCTAGACAATGCTACAAGTGATGATTACTATGTGAAGTTTAAGGTTTCTGGCACAGGTTCGAGTGGTGCTGGTATCTGGGAAGAAACGATTGCTCCTGGTGTTAAGACCACGATTGATCCCAGCACAATGCCCCACGTCATCATTCGTGAGGCTAATGGAACCTTCACCTTTAGACCACTTGATAAAGCGTCAGTAGCAGCAAATTCAGACTTGTATTGGAAGGAAAGGCAAGTTGGTGATGATACATCCAATCCCTTCCCAACATGCATTGGTAGTCCGATTACTGGCATCAGCTTCTTTAGAAACCGTCTTATCCTGTTGTCTGAGCAGAATGTTATTTGCTCTCAACCTGGAGACTTCTTTAACCTCTTTGCCAACTCTGCCATTACGGTTACACCAGCAGACTCTATTGATATTTCATGTGGTTCTCTGAAGCCTGTTATCATTAAGCACGCTTTAGCTATTTCCACTGGTCTGCTGCTGTTTAGTGAATTCTCTCAGTTTGTTCTTTACACAGACTCCGACGTTTTCTCAGCTAATACAGCTTCAATTAAGCTACTTTCCAATTTTACCAGTGACCCTAAGACTCGTCCTGTAGAGACTGGAACCTCCATTGTCTTCGTAGATAACAATCAGGGCTATGCTGGTGTCACTGAGATGTTGGTGCAGTCGTTTGAGAACAGACCACAAACAAGTGATATTTCACGTACTACACCTAACTTCATCCCTGCGGATATTAGATCAGTCATAGCATCACCAACAGCATTCATGTTGTCCTTTTTGGGCAATACGAATTCCAATCAGCTGTATATCTTTAAGTATTTCAATAATGGTAACTCCAGGGTTCTAGCTGCTTGGTTCAATTGGATCCTTCCTGGTGAAGGGATGCTTCAAGCCTTTGACCACGATAAGCTTTACCTTGTTACCAAACAAGAGAATGGGTATTGCCTCTCTACGGTAACCGTACTTAGTGATGTAGCTGGTACTGCTGTTAACTCTAGTGGTATTGCTTATGAGTACCGTTTAGATCTCTTTGATCCTAACCCTACCAAAACCTACGTCTCTGGCACAGATACTACCAAGGTTTACTACAAGTCAGGTGTTTACGATTCAGCCTTGCAAACATTAGCCATCGTAGATAGGACTAATGACAAGGGTCAAGTTTATTCACTTACTGCTCAAACCGATGGGTCAGGTACTTATGTATCCATCCCAGGAGACGTTACAGCAGCCACTGTGACGCTTGGTTATGCCTTTACCTTGACCGTTGCACTGCCACGCTTCTATGTCAAGCAAGGCCTCTCTGATGGTTCCATACGGGCTGATGTGGTGAATATTCCACGTGTGCAGAGACTGATTGTTGAAAGCACAGACACTGGCCCATTCACAGTTAATATCTCAGCTCTTGGTAAATCATCTAAATCCTTGGAGTATCCACAAGTAGTTGCAAACAGCTATCTAGCAAACACCCATCCTCTGCCACGAATCATTCGTAACGTAGTGCCCATCATGTGTAAGGGTACTGATGTGGATGTGATCCTTACAAGTGCCACACCTTTCCCATTGTCATTTGTCTCTATGACCTGGCAAGGTCACTATTCAAATCGGGGTATCAGTGAAGTCTAGCTACCGCATTGAAGAGGCTACCTATGCAGCTGCCCTTGAGGTTGCTTCTAACCTGCGGTTTGAAGATCGTAGGGAGATTGCAAGCCTTGGTCATGATCCTTTCTTTTCTGTCCTAGAGGGCATTGCTAATAGCGAAACATGTGTTGTCTTCTACAACCGTGATGATGTGATCGGTGGTATTGCTGGTGTTTGTCGAGATGATGATGGGTTTGGCCTTATCTGGATGCTTTGCACCAGAGCAATGGAGGCCAACCCAATCTTCTTTGTACGTGGTGCTATGAAGTGGTTGGCTGATCAATCTCATTATCAATTACTTCATAACATTGCAGATCCTAGAAATCATATGCACATGAAGCTTCTGCGACTACTTGGATTTAAGAAGCTTGGTTATGTCAGTGTCGGTCCAAGATCCAGAACTTATGTTGAATTTGCAAAAATTATGCCATGTGTGATCCAATCTCCTTAGGAGTTGCTTCATTTGTAGTAGGGGGTATTAGTTCTATTGCGAGTTATTCTCAACAAAACCAAGCCGCCTCTGCTGCCTATGCAGCCCAAGCTCAGCAAACAGTCTTTTCTAACCAACAGGTTGCCAATCAGGCTATTGCTCAGGCTCAGTTAAATACCTATCAAACAACCCTTCAGAATCAACAGCTCTCTTCTCAAAACCAGATTCAGCTTCTTAATCAGCTTAATCAAAGGCAGTCTGTTGACTATACCAATCTTCGCACCAACCAGGATTATCAATCCCAACAGCTCCAGCGTTCCTCTGCCAACCTCCAACAACAGCTTGCCTACCAAACAGACCTGACTCGTTTTCAGGCCTCACAGGAAGCCCTCAAGACACAGCTTGGGTTCAATGATGCTTCCTACAACAGGGCTAATTTGCTTGAACAACAAAAGCTTCAGGATCAGGCCGCCAGGTCTGCTTTTGAAGGGCAAAAACTCTTAGCAACCAACCTCCAAGCCCAAGGTTCCGTCTTGGCTACAGGCCGTTCTGGTCAGGCTATTGGCCTATTGGTAAATGATGCAGATCGTGCATACGGTAGGGATGCAGCCATGTTGAATAAGAACATGGAGAACTCTCTTGGTGATTACTATCAGAATTCTGCCTTTGCTTACTTGCAGAAGCTTAACCAGGATGCAGACGCATATAACAAGATGATGCCTGAACCTATTAAGCC